GCTGAACGACCGGGAGCGGGAGATTGTCAATAATCTCCCGCACATCCTTGAGTCGTGGCACTACGTTGGCAAGCAATCCTATGTTGACCACATGCGTAGGCTTGGCGCAAAGGTCTTCCTCGACAGTGGTGCGTTCTCCGCCTACACCCTTGGCGTCGAGTTGTCGGTGCGCGAGTATTGCGCCTACATCGCACGCAACATGGACATCCTACGCATCGAGGATGGCAACCTTATGGCGTCGGTGCTGGACGGCATTGGTGACCCGCACCAGACCTATCGCAATCAACTCGAGATGGAAGCGCGGCTCAAGATTGAGCATGGCATCACCGCGCGCCCCCTGCCATGCTTCCACGCTGGTGAAGACGAGCGCTACCTCGAACACTACGTTCGGAACTACGATTACATCACGCTGGGCGGCATGGTGGGATCCAGCACTCAGCAGCTTATGGTCTGGCTGGACAGGATGTGGGACAAGTTCCTCACTGACGGTTCGGGGCGCCCACGGTGCAAGGTGCATGGCTTTGGCATCACCGCTGTTCCGATCATGGAGGCCTATCCGTGGTATAGCTGCGACTCGTCCTCCTGGATTCAGAGCGCTGCGTTCGGGTCCATTATCATGCCGGGCATCAGCCGCAAGAACCCTGCCATGCCGATGTCGGTATCGGAGAAGTCACCCTCCAGGCACGACGCGGGGCAGCACGCCACAACCCTGTCCCAAGTAGAGATTGACTTCGTGTTCAAGACGCTCGAGGACAACGGGTTCACCTATGACCGACTCAGCCAGATCTACGAGTCCCGCGCCGCCTACAACCTGTGGGCGTTCGGGGTCGTCAACGCGCTAATGAACGCGTCGGAGACCGGGATCTACGAGCCTCGTTCCGCGGAGCTGTTCTGATGGATGTTAAACGGCATCCTAAGCCACACTCGCTCAAGCGGAGCATCACTCTCAATACGCTTCTCTACGTTTGCAAAACTGCGCACTTGCGACACGGCCACTTTCACCGTAGAATGCAAATTGCAATCGTAATTGAGCGATATGGCAAAACCTGGAAGTCACCAGTTATCAAGAAGCTGGTCGACAAATACGGAGCGCACGAATGCTGAAAGAATTGAAGTTCGTCCAGGGCGCAGTGGGCAAGAAGGATCTGCTGCCTGCCATGACGCACTTCCAGATCCAGGGCGGTCACGTGCGCAGCTATAACGGGACGCTCGCTATCAGCAGCCCGCTCCCGTTCGATATCAATTGCTGCCCTAAGGCGGACCAGCTTGTCAAGGCCATAGGCCAGTGCGAGGAGGTCATTACGCTGTCAATGACGCCCGGTGGCAAGCTGCGCGTGCAGAGCGGCAAGTTCCGCGCGTTCGTGGAGAACACCGAGGACACTGGCTTCCACCCCGTCCCCGAGGGTGCGCCTCTTGCGTTCGATGGGGACATGCTGCTGAAGGCGCTCAAGATCCTTTGCCCCTTCATTGGTAACGATGCGTCCCGACCATGGACGAACGGGGTGCTACTGAACGGGCAATCCGCATTCGCGACGAACAACACATGCGTCGTTGAGTATTGGCTGGGATCCCCATTCCCCCATCAGATCAACGTCCCCAAGGCGTGCATCAAAGAAATGCTTCGCGTGGACGAGCCACCAACGCACGGGCAGCTCGCGGGCAATAGCATCACGTTCCACTACGCGGACGGGCGCTGGATCCGTAGCCAGCTGCTCGGGATTGAGTGGCCGTTCGAACAGATCACTGGCATCCTCAACCGGGACAACGCACCTGTCAAGCTGCCTGACGACCTGTTCCCCGCCATCACCAAGCTGAACCGCCTGTCGGACGGTAGCAACCGCATCTATATCAACTACGGGTTGCTCACGACACACATGGAAGAGGAGCAGGGTGGCAGCGTGGAGGTCGATGGGTTGGAGTTCCAGGGCTGCTATAACATTGCGATGTTCAGCCTGCTGGAAGGTGCGGTGACGCACGCAGACTTTACCCTATACCCCGAGCCAGCGCTGTTCTTCGGTGACCGTCTGCGCGGAGCGATCATCGGTATGCGCAGCCAGTTCGACGGGCAGTCGTTTAGCGCGACCGGGAAGACCATTGAGCAACGCATGGCAGAAGGACAGAAGGTCACCTGATGGCACGTCGACGCAAAGTGAAATGCACCGCTTGCGGGAATATGTATCTGTATGACCACAAGGGTTGCCCGACCTGCAATGGCAAGATGAAGGAGAAGCCGAAGACCGTCAAACGTCAACCGAACAACCGTTAAACTCCACCTCTACCAGCGCCACGGCACGCTATATTGCCTCCGGAGTAAGATATGGCACGCAACGACTCAGTCGGATTCTTTTGGGATGACACGCCCCCGCCGAAACCTCCAAAGAAGGAGCAGGCAAAGCGCGTCCCGCCTAAGCCCACATGGCTTGAGCCAACCTACCTCCCCGGTCTAGCGGAGGCACTGCGATTCCCAGTTGAATATATGTCCATCGAGGACCTTGCCATTGCGCGCCAGCAGCGGCAGGAAATGATCACGGACGTCGAGTGTTATGCGAACTACTTCCTTGTCATCTTCACGAACCTCGTTACCGGCAAGATTGCGCTGGTTGAGGAATACGAGGGTGGCCCACCGCTTGACCGCCGCAAGCTGCAATGGATGCTTGAGAACTACACTTGCGTCACGTTCAATGGGATCAACTATGACCTTCCCATGTGTGAGATGGCAATCCACGGGTTGTCCCTGCTCAAGCTGAAGCAAGCGTCGGACCAGATCATTCAGGAAGAGCAGCGCGGCAGCGACGTTCGTCGTAAGAACAAAGCGAAGTCCGTGAAGTGCGACCATATCGATCTTATCGAGGTGGCACCCCTGTTCGCATCGCTGAAAGGTTACGCGGGACGGATGCACTCCCGCAAGATGCAGGACTTGCCGTTCCACCCGTCCACCATCCTGTCCGCAAGCCAGATTGCCATTGTGCGCTGGTATTGCGTCAACGATACGCACAACACCGCGCACCTCCGCGAGACGCTTAAAGAGCAGATCGAGTTGCGCTATACGCTGTCGAACGAATACAAGGTTGACCTCCGCAGCAAGTCCGACGCGCAGATCGCTGAAGCGGTTATGTCCGCTGAGCTGCACCGCCGCACGGGAATCAAGCCCAAGCGTCCGGAGATTGAAGTTGGCACCATGTTCCGCTATCAGGTGCCACCGTGGATGCAGTTTAAGTCCCCGCTGATGCAGTGGGCCTTGGGCGTTGTGGCGCGTGCGAAGTTCGTCGTTGACTACACCGGCTCCATCGCTATGCCTGAGGAGATCAAAGACCTCAAGCTGGACATCAACGGAACGACCTATACGATGGGGATCGGCGGGTTGCACAGCACCGAAAGCACGGTGGCGCACCATACTGACGAGAACTACATTATGATCGACAAGGACGTTGAGTCCTTCTACCCGCGTATCATTCTGAACCAAGGCATGTATCCGGAGCACTTGGGGCCGGTGTTCCTGCAAGTGTATCGCACTATCGTTGACCGGCGACTGGAAGCTAAGGCGAACGGGAACAAGCCTGTCGCGGACAGCCTCAAGATTGTCATCAACGGGTCGTTCGGCAAGTTCGGGTCCAAGTATAGCATTCTCTACGCACCTAACTTCCTGACGCAGACAACGCTGACGGGTCAGCTGAGCATCCTGCTGTTGATCGAGATGCTGGAAATGGCTGGCATCCATGTGGTCAGCGCCAACACCGACGGCATTGTCATCAAGTGCCCGCGGAACGGCGTCCACCTGTTGGATCAGGTCGTTGCTGAATGGGAGCGGATCACGCAATACAAGACGGAAGAGACCCGCTACCTGTCGCTCTACTCACGCGACGTGAACAACTATATCGCAGTCAAGCAGAAGTTCGATAAGGCAACGAACAAGTGGCTTGAGATCCCCGACGGTATTAAGTCCAAGGGTGCCTACGCTAACCCGTGGAACGATCCGAAGAACCTTGCCATGCGCCTCCACAAGAACCCGACGACAACGGTCTGCGTGGAAGCGGTCGAGGCGCTGCTGATCAAGGGCACCCCCATTGACCACACCATTCGCAACGAGACGGACATTCGCAAGTTCGTGACGGTGCGCAGTGTGAAGGGTGGTGCGGTGAAGGTGTGGAACAGCACGCTCCCTGAGCACTCGAGCAAGGAGGAGCTTCTGCGGATGGCAGGCTGGTCCGAGTTCGCTGAGAACGCTTGGATCCCCGAGGGTGGCACCGACCGTGGCGCGCTGTGGCTGGATGCAGCTTACAACGCGGCGTGCAAGGAAGTCGCTATCCCCGGTGAAACGGAGTTCGTTGGCAAGACGGTGCGCTGGTATTATGCCAAGGACGTCCCCGGCGAACTGGTCTACGCGCTTAGCGGGAACAAGGTGCCCCGCTCAGACGGTGCCAAGCCCATGATGGTGTTCGACAACGATAATCAGGTTCCGTCGGACGTGGATCACGACTGGTATATCAATGAAGCGGTGCGTATGCTGCGCGACATTGGAGCACTTCCGGCTGAAGCTGCATAGGCCGGGCCGTTTTAAGGCCCCTACAGGGGTGGCAGGCGGGGTGCGCTACCCAAGGGGCGGCGCACCCCGTTTCGCGCACCCTACCCCGGCGCACGCGCATTCTTTTAGGTGATCACAAAGTGCTGCACGCGGCGGGGGTCGTTACCCGTGCCGCCGTCGTCTTCGGTAGTCATCTCAAAGATAATGTCAGGACTGACCGGAGCGACGTAGTCGGGCGTCACAAAGTTGAAGATAATGTCCGGGGACACTGGTGGGACGTAGTCTGCCATTACTGCGGAATCACGTTGTCGTAGATCTTGGCGTTATAGTCCGGCGAAATGTCATCGTCGAACGCCACTACGAAGTGCCGCGCAGTCGGGTCGGCTGCCGGAATGACAAAGTCGCCCGAGCCATTGCTGCGAAACTCACCGACAAGCTCACCCGTGCTCCGGTTATAGAGACGGACAAGGCGCCCTTCAACGCCAACCCCTTCCTCCTGCACTTCACCCGCAATGGTCTTGACAGGTCCGGCAGGGAACGCAACGGTGCGCGAGAAGTTATCCGTCCCGAGATCACCCTTCACGTTCCACTCCCCAATGTCATCGGGAAACTCGGAGGGATCGGCATAAGCGTCAGCGGGGTCTTCGACCGTATAGGCTACGGTGACCACAGCCTCCTCGACCGAATTGTATCCTGTCGGATTGCTGTATGCGAAGTCGGCAGTTGCAAAGTTGGCGATGAAGGTCGAACCCGCAACCGAGAAGCCAACTGCCGGGAATGCACGGTCCGCGCTAAAAGTGCTGACGTCGATCCCATTGACGAACGTCGCGGGGTTTGCGGTGCCATCGTTGTTCCAGCTTCCGTTGTTGACACGGAACCAGATCAGCTTCAGGGCGGGGTGATATGCCATGCAGACTACGTCGCCGGCATTGTAGGCGGAGATGGTGGCGAGCGTGACGTTATTGATCTTAACGGTGCCGTCGCTGTTGTAGGCGATGGAGTTCACGCTCGTTCCTAGCGTTGCAGCGCCGAAACTAGCTTGATAATTGACAAGGCCTACCGAGGGGGTTCCCGCCTTGGCTGCCAGCTTTGCTTCGAAGTATAGGGGGCCGACTGCCCAACGAATGCTCTCACTTGCGGCGCTCAGGGCATTGCTGTTCACCAGACGGTTCTTCGTTCCCGCGTTCTTGGTGATGCTGACGACTGCCCCGTAGGTGCCCGAACCTGTAGCAGCGTAGTTGATTGCTTCGCTGACAGACGCATCTGCTCCCGGGGCGTATAGAGCCAACGCCGCTGAGTGCGGGCTTGCCCCGGCCGCTGAGTTGAAACCATCGACCTTCGTTGCTACAGCAAAGGTGATGTTCCCGTTTGCTCGGCAGCTACCGAACACGAAGTAAAGGTAGGCTGCCAGCGCGCCGTAAGGATATGAGAATGAAGACACACCTCCGGTCGACGTGTCGTAATCGACTAGCGCGACCGTAAGGTTGGCTCCGTCCTGATAGGTTGCGATCGCAGCGCATCCGCTATAGCTGTTCGTGAATGTCACGTTAACGCTACCGGCGGTGATATCCCCAGCCGTGAGGACCTTATAGAAGATTGCTCCGTTCCAGTTGCTCTGATTATCGCGCTGCAATTGTGTCCAGCCCGCGGGAACGTTCGTCTGATAACCGTTGCTGGTCGCGATGAGCGCGAGGTCCCCAGCTACGGTCCCCGCGGGCCAAGGAACCGTGACGTTGTTCGCGTTCGGAATATCGATAACGGGTCCAGACGCACGAAGGGTCGGTTGCACCGTTCCAACCGGGCCAATCCCAACGGTTGAGGAGCTCCGGTCGGCGGTGAACTCAACAGCTACGGTCATGGCCAGGTATCCGAGAACTCGATAAAGTATTGGGTCGGCAGTCGCTCACCAGCATTGGCCCAGAAGGCACCGTTGACGGCGATGAAGCTCTTGCCTGCGAGGTTGCCCGTTGCCACCGTGAAAGTGTCGCCGGGGTTGAGGGGCATGTGCTGCTGCGGATACCAGAAGCCCTTCATGTATCCGCGCATCCCGTTCTGGTTCACATAGAACGGGGACATCCAGAGCGCAGCGTCGACAGGGTTCGGATACGGGAACGCTACATAGTTCCGCTGATTGTAACCTGGAGCAGCCTGGCCGTTTGTGTTGTTCGTCTGATTGTTGCCGCTCCAGATGGTGTTGCCATTGTTGACGAGGTCGTTGGGAATCTTCCCTCCGCGAACCGACGGGTTCAACTGATTCCAATGGCGCGCAAGGAAGTGGCCGGGCATGTTGTCGTTGATGCTATAGCTGGACGAGCCCGGAACGCACGACATATTCTCGTTGCGATGATCGTTCGTGTTCTCGGTCTGGCGTCCGATGATCATCTGACAATAGGCATCACCTGACTTGTAGGATTCGATATCCCCGAACATGAATCCGGTGCCCGTGATGTTCGGTGCAGCGTCGTCACCCTGCTCAATGAACAGATACATCGTCCAGGCATCCGCCACGATATACCATTTCCGCGCGGTTGCGTCAGTCGTGCTCGACTTGCGGATCACCAGCGCACCGAAGCCGATAGCTGATTGAGTATTGTTCGGGAACTGGCCGGTTCCGACGGGGGTGACCGCCGTCATTGCATCGAAGCCACAAGCTCGCGCCTCGCGCGCACCAGCGGCACCGGGCGCAGCGTCGTCAATATAGAGCACCGCTCCGGTCGGGTGCGCTCCGCCAGCCCCTTGCTTGTAACCGCGCTTGTTCGTCGTTGTCTGGTTGATGGACCAGCCCGCAGCGGTCTTGGACCCGTAACCGTTCACCAGCACGGCGTCGAGCAGTGTGGTCAACGCTCCTGCCTGCCCGGTAAGCACCGGCGCTGAGGCATCATCGTGGCGGTAAAGACGAACGGTCATTAGGTGATCCTCATAAGAAGGATAGTAAAGTTGGTATCCGACAAGGTTAGATCAGGAACATCGGGGCCAACAACCCGCATAGTATCCCCGATCGCGAACGTATAGTCAACCCCCGACGCTGTGCTGAAGGTTGGAATATGGGTTCCTGAAGCATAGCTGATTGCACCAACGTCAACATAGGTGTCCGGGGACGCTGCAAGCGACCGCTGGATCTTGTAGACGGTTGTCGTGGTGGCGTCGACTTCACCTCCACCCTGCGACCCGTCACAGTTAGCGGGAAGGGTGCAATCCTCAACGAATGTGTGGCGCAGCATGGTGATAGCTGACGTCTTCATTGTCCCCGGATAAAAAACTGCTGGCGCGTAGATGAATGGAATGGTCGTGGTGCCATCCGCAGTGATCGTGATCGTATTGGCAGCGTCGTCCACCGTAACCGTGATACCAGTGCCCGCGACCAGTGCTGTGCCAACCGTGTCACGGATGTATTCAGGGTCACCTGAAATCAGAATAGTGTTGCCTGGGTCATCGTAAGTGATGTTGATACCGTTCGAACCCGACAAGCTGGACGCAAGAAGGTCGATAAGGTATTCGACATCAACGCTGTAGGTGATCGTATTCGCAACGTCATTGACCACAATGCTCAGACCAGTTGAGGCCTGCAGAGCGGTGCCCATGGTGTCGCGGATATATTCCTGATCGACTACTGTTGCAATCGTGATAGTGTCGAGCGCGTCATTGACCGTGATCGTGATGTTCGTGCCCGCGACCAATGCGGCCGCAATAACGTCACGCACGAACTCGGGGTCGTTGACCACAGCGGCAACGTCGTCTCCGATCGGAAGCTCTTGGATGCGTCCGCCGATAACAACTAGGGGCCTACGACTCGTCATGGAGCAACGACCAATCCAATGGGCTCACCGGGTTCAAACACGAACGACCCGGAAGCGGTTGCGACACCGACCTTCTGTGCGATGTTCCCGTTGCCCGAGGGCGGTGCAGTTACCATCTGACCGCCAGTCGTGCTCAGGAAATAGGTGCCGGGGGTCAACCCGCTCACCCCATCGTTCTCTCCGTCAAAGTAGACGATCGCTGGATCGCCGCTGACGACCGCTGCCTTCACGTAACCGTGCGCGGGCTTGGTTCCGTCAGTGGCGTTCGCCTTGCGCACCTTGGCGCCCGACGAGTTATAGATGTTGACAAGATCGTTCGCTGCCAGTGCTTCCGTGCTCGTGAGCGTCTGAGTGGTGGCAGGGGGCGGGTTCTCGTAAGGTGGAGTCGTGTCCGGGGGCGGGGTTCCACCAGTCTCCGTCGAGCTACCTCCGCCAGTGTTCGTTCCACCGCCACCGACCGTGGCAGCAAATGTCCAACGCGAATAGCTATCCAGGCCGTCCCGGGTCGAATAGATCTCCCATTCCACAACCTGTCCGACCGTGGCGGTCGTGTTGATCGTTGCTGTGGTCACTCCCGGCGCGTATGTCGTAGTCGTCCAGGCTCCTGCGGCCACACGGTAGCGAATGACGGTCTGCTGCCCCGGTTCGTATTCGTTGGCGGTGTCGACCATGCTGCGGATCGCAACCGCCAGACGCGACCTGTTAGCCCAAGTGATCGTATGCGACCCAACGGCATCAGTAGGCGGAGTGAACGATACACCCCCATCGAACTTGACGTTGCCCGGGCGGAGCGGGCGCTGCGCACGGTAGTTGAGCACGACCGAATCGTAAGGTGCGGAAGCAACGTCCAACTGATCGCGGAAGGTCTGCGGCGTAACCTTGACGCGCACAGTGTCACCGCCACCCATCGCGTCGTCAATGACATTGTCCCCCTCGATGAACCAGACCTTGTCGTTGATCGCGTGGGCAGTCGGAACGGTGTCGAGCAGCGCGCGGCGGACGTTAACGAGGGTGAAGGTTCCATCGCCGTTGTTCGTGACCGTCGTATGTGCGAACAACTCCTGTCCGATATAGAACAGACCGCCACCCTCAAGGATCTCGTCAACCGTAACCGACGCAATCTCTTCCGACGGAGTTGTGATGACCACAGTGCCAAGGATGCCGGTGGTGAACCCTGCGGACGCGGTGATGGCATTGACGAGTGATGCGTTCGCGGTATAGACGATACCCTCTTCGGACGTGCCGTAGGTGGCGCCCGCATCGTTGGACGTCCACACGTCGAACACTTCCGACCCCGTGGGCGGGACAGCGGACACAATGATGACCGTCTGGTTGGGCGACAAGGGGACACCCGCGCTCGCTGCGAAGAAGTATGCACCCTCGCGCACCAGCCGGGCAGGGGACGCGACAGCGGGGTCGCTGGGCACCACTACCCCCGAACCTGGGCCACCGGGCACGCTGAAGACCGTCTGGTCGACAGCAAACTCATCCTGATTGCACTCAATGACGATGCGGTTGTCGTTCAGCGCGCCAAGGTCGAAAGACTTGACCCGCATGACGACCATCTCGATACCATAGGGGTCCCACGACCAGATGAACGGGTCGCCTGGGCGCAGCTTCGCACCATCGCGGTTGAGCTCCATGCTCGCACCGAGCAGGGGGACCGAGCTCTGTGACAGGTCGCGGGTGGCAACGTCGACGGACAGCTCGTTTGCCATGATGCCGGGGTAGGCGTTCGTAATGCTACGGACGCGCCCCTGTGCATTGATGTTCGCCATGTCCTGGACCATTGCGGTCCCGTCCTTGTAATCCTGCGCACGGTCGGTGAACTTCACGCGCACCTGATTGACCGTGTCCTCCCACAGCTTGGACGTGAAATTGCGGATAACGATGACGTTGCTCTCATCGAAGATGGGCAGGTCTTCCAGTTCGTAATCCTTGCGGATCAGCTTCATGACCATCTTGCCCGAGACCGGGTTCTGATACATAAGGCCGTCAACTTGGCGCAGCACTTCGTTGGCGATGTCCTTGCCGCTGTTCGGGCTGGACACGAGGATTGACATCCCGTTCCCCTCGTTGAACAGGGTTTGGGCGCAGTCACGCAAGCTCTGAAGGTCGAGCAGGTCCGGGGACACATCAAGCCCGCCCCAGTCCAATGTGAACGCCTGGTAAAGCGTCTCCATGG